TACAATCTTATACCGAGCTTCTAATTCAGTTGCTACTTGACCGGTAGTCTTACCAGCTCCATACCCCCGTTGTGCAGGAGATTGATGGCGTGGTCGTCTTTTCTTCACCGAAGCTGGTAATGGCGACTGCGCAGAATATCTGGAAGCATAGGGAATATCTTCAAAGCCAAGATTTATTTTCATGCCGTCAGACCCCAGATTGGTCCCCATTGGCCAGCAAACGCTAGATAAGCACGTCCCCAAGGAGTTTTAAGTAACTGTAGATCTAACATCGTAAGTCCTGAAAATATAGGAAGAATATACATTCCTTCTGAAGTACCTTGATCACTTGCACTGTTAGTTAGCCCTGGAGTAAAATTATTGATATTAAGTTTATTTCGTAAATCTTGCCAAAATGTAGAATTCGGATTATCCTGTGCGATTTCAACTAATAATGCTCCACCTAAGTTATAAACCGCCATCGCATAAATAGATAATGTTGCTGATTGACTAGGAACACCTTGCAAACCTAAATAGGCAAGATTTAAAGATTCGTTATAAGCAGTTGTAAGAGTAGTGGTATCTGGCATAGAACCAGAAGGCACACCCATAACAGCAGAAACCCACGCGGTGAATCCGGCTAAAGTAGGATCCATTTATCCACGTCGTCCACGTCGTCCTTGGTCTAAAGATGGTAACCCTTCCTGAGAACGTCGTGTAACCCTGATGCCCTCAGCAAGATGATCTACATCATCAGAAAAACCACCTCTTGGTTCTTCTTCAGAAAAACTCATTTCCAATTGACGTAACGGAGCTCCTATTTGTTCTTCAATCTGAGAATTCACAGCTAATGCAGCTTCTTGACGCATTTTTTGACCCAACTTCTTTAATTCTTCTTCTTTTCTATGCATGGCTTTATACAATTTTTCTACAGAAATTGGTTTCCCAACAGAATAAACTAAGCCATTAAACGGACTATTACTTTCTCCCAAATCTTCTATAGCAACAATTCCATACATACGATGTTGATTAACAATAGAATCAATTTCTGGAGGACTCAAATCAACATTCACACCATTGGGAGCAACACAAATCTGCCCACCAATGGGAATTGTTTGCGTCACAATTCCAGGCCTCTCTGGTGAACGATAAGCGAACAGTTGGATTTGTTTGGAGACATTACCTACATACAGTTCTGGCACAGCTATTCACCCTTTCATGAAGCAGGACCATAAACAACTTCAAACTGACAACCCGCAGGAACATCGTTCACCGTTAGATTCCCAAAATGATGCCCACCCATTGAGAAAACTGTACCCGGTGAAATAAATTGCACTGCGGGATGAATATTAAACAAAGGAAATTCCCCATTAGAATCATCAATCAATGAGAAAACATCATGTAATCCACCAGTCTGAGGAGTTAAGAATGTAATACTGAACAACACACCATTAGTCGCAATCGTCTTACCTATATCAGCATCAGTCACAATATATTGTGTAAGTGATTCACCAGACTGACTAAAACTAAAGTCACATATTCCATAAGGTGGAGCATTCACCGCCGGATCAACCGTGAATTGCACATTGCTACCCTTGAGCTGGATAGCAGTAACAGTCCAAGTCACACCATTAACAGTTATCTGGTCATCAACAACTACTGATTCTAAAAAGGTTGTTTGATCAACACTATTAGCATCAGTAAAGCTAAAAGAAACATATTGGGGTGAAGATTGGCTCTGATTACAGTTTCCAGATGGAGGCTGATTGCTCTGTGACATATAATTATAACTAAGAACTGTTAGAGCCATCGAAGTTTTCCCAGCAATTTCTATACCGGACGCTTACAGTCGTCCCTACAGTTTGAAGCACGTTAATTCGTGCTGGTACAGAAACACAAGCTTACTGATATTGCATCGTCACAATCGTGATTGCTTCTGGACGAACACCCCATCCAGAAGTAACACGCATTTCAGCAAGTACATCGATTGCCCCGCCGGCGAGCGGGACTGGGATTTCTTTCGGTGCAGCCATATCACAAAGCTGGAGCGTGCAGGCTTCCATCGATGGAGTCAGCTTCGCAAATTCGTTAGTATTGATCCGAGATCCCTTAGGCTGCTCAACTTCAGGCATAACAATGATAACTGCATCATTACCACCTGAACCCTTGCCAATAAGAGTATCGTCATAAGCCCAGACGATCTCGTCATCGTTCATTTCCAGAACATCTTTTATCACACCAGCAGTGGAGGTAGAACCAGCACCAACACGCTGATAACTGGTGAGCTGAACAATGTTCTGATACTCCATGGCACCGAGTGTTCGTTGTGGACCAACAAACACAAATTTACGACCGATACCAAGTTGATTCGTCCTAGTCTTGATAGCACTGATCTGTGAAATCAAGAAAAATGCCATCTGACCATTGTCATAAGTAACAACAGTCGTATTACCGGCACTGTCCGCTGGGAGAGAAATTGCTGTCGCACCACCGGTATTAACCAGACCCTCACCGTTGATAGGATTAAATCCATACAACAGACCATTCCGTATAAGTTGGAATGTAGCCTGACGCATACCAAGTCGATGTGCATCGACAATGCTAAGTCCCCACCGAGACATAGCCGCTGTGTCATGGTGGTCATATTCTGCACGAACCCGCAGAAGATATGTTGGAGCACTGATTTGCGATAATGAGAATGCAACTCCAGGCAATTGGTTATAAGCAGATTGACCAGCCGCCATGCGAGTGCGAATATCAACACGCTTGATGTAAGCGTACAGATCTCCGTCTGACAATCGAATCATTGGTGCACCAGATGCCAGTAATTCAAATGCACCAGACGCTTGTGAATACGGCATCAAGGTATCTGGCATCATGTAAGAAGGGTGTACTTGAACAAATGCCGGGGCTATCGAAGCCATGTGTCTACTCCTATGCTAAATGTGTTAGGCCAGAGTTGGCCCCAGCCTCTCAGGTTGACGCTATTACAGCAAACAGACCGCTGCTGCTCCGTTATAGTTCCACGTCGTAAATCCAGTCCCAGAAGTATAGACTGGAACCATACATCCCGCAGACTTGATAGCCAGGATCTTGACCGCCAGTGCATTCGTAGCAAACGCAATGATCCGTTGAAGCGAAAAGTCCCAGGATACCTGTTGCGTGATCAAGCCACCTTCAAGAGTGACCAGTGCCGGATCGATTGCCAGTGCAACACGAGCACCAGAACCAAGGCGATAGAAATTCACCAAGCCACCGCTTCCCACAGTAGGAACGGGTGATTGTGGTGAATTCACTGCCGCATAGTTCTGGTCAAAGACGCTGAATCCGGTAACAGTTCCGGCTCCAGCCGCCAAAGTGGTCCCACGAGCAATGATTCCTCCCAATGCAACATCTGCACGATTTACCGGAGGTCTCTCCTGTGGAACACTTTCGTTGATGGCAATACCACCAAACATCGGCAGAGTTTCTGTCTGTGCCAACCATCCACCGGAAAGCGCGAAGCGTGCTGCCGGATCTGGGTAGGCTGTTCCGACAATAAGTCCATCGGATTCGATATTAAACATTCCAGGCGCATTGGTCTGGATGTAGGGATTAAAGGTAAATGCTGGAGCTGCCATGGCTGCTGCCTTCCTTCCTTTCGAGGTTCAACTTAGGTTGACGCCAAGGTGCGGAAAGACGCAACCCGACGGCCCGGACGACCCATCTGTTTGACAAACGATTCTTTTCCGTAGAAAACAATCGAACGCATACCAGTCGCAGGATCGATCTTCGTAACCGCACGCAACTCTCCTGCTTCCAGATCTACAGGATTTGCAGCAGCAGTTGTTGCATCCGTATAGACTTGCTCTTCAGCGATACCAAAAGCTTCCTCCGGAAGTTGAGAGAACTTAACGTTCTTCCACACCGGGGAGTGTGTCTTCAGATTCGTCGCCAATCGCTTCCTGTAGTCGATAAGGGATTCACCCTCAAGAGGCCGGGGAGCACGCTTTCCAAATCCAGAGAATACAGCATCTGCTCTCGATTGAGCATCTGCAAAAGCAGCATGTTCATCATCTGATTTTGGTTTGATCAGAGTCTGCAACCGCTCGATAACAGACTGTTGCTTTGCAATCTGACGACGCATCTCTGTGACAGCAGCATCACTTTTCACAGAATCATCCTTCTTGTCATCGTCATCGTCATCCTTCTTGTCATCGTCATCGTCATCGTCATCCTTCGCCTTTTTGGGCGGAGGGAATGCATCATCCTTAGCCTTCTTAGGAGGCGGGAATGCATCATCCTTTGACGAATCTTCCTTCTTATGTTTTAGCTCAAGCTCACCATCATCTCCCCGACGCTTCTTTTTATCAGCAGCGCTCATCGGGGGAGGAGGCTGGCCTGTTTGATCCGATTTCGCTCCTTTTTCATCATCAAGGATCTTAGTTTTGGGAGCTGTGATCGCATCACCCTTCTTGTCGTCGTCATCGTCGTCATCGTCGACACGCTCGCTGGCGTCGACTTTGGCTTTTGCGCCGTCACCACGCTTCTTATCTTTTTCGTCATCGTCGTCTCCTTTGATGATCTTTTTCTCACCAACTTCAAGGGCATCCATTCGTTTGGTGAGTGCATCCATCTTTGAAATCGCGTCGGCTAACATCGTGTCGACGCTTACTGCACCTGCTGCCATTGAAACCTCCTCGGTTAGCGCAGCTTCTACTTGCGCGACATTCCCGCGCGACTAACGAACCATAAGATCTCGTCTAGACATAAATTTATCAAGTCTTTCGGCAAATTTACTAAGGCCATCTGCCAATCCCAACATACCGGGAGGGATGCTTTGCATTTGTGGAGCAGGGACATCACCAGTACCAGTAAGAGGTAAGGATGGTGCTGGAAACTCACCTTCATCTTGTTTAGCAGTCACAACCTGTTCCCTTGCCTCACCAGTAGCTTCAGAATCGATCCGTATCCCACTAGCATCCCCACCCTTATCCCAAACACCCTTTTCACAAATAGCCAAATGATCAACAAAGCTCGGTTTACCTTCTACAAGCAAATTGCTTCCATCTTCCATTTCAATATTATAATTGACTTTGGGATCTCGAAACACTACACTTGGTGAAGTAGATAATTCAAGGCTAGTTATCAACTCAATAGCAGTTTTATCATAAATCTTAGCTACACCCCAGACATCTTCTCCTTTTACATATGGAAGAAACATAGTTCCTACAACTCTTTTAGAAAATTCATCAGAAGTTAAAATTTGCGAACCAGGATGTTCCAATATAATAGGAATACCACCACAACGCCGCATAAAGTCAGGAGTAAGATATATTGTGTCACGTCGATAAACCCATTCATTCAGTTTAGGTCGATAACTAAATCCTGTACCACTAATCCTCATATCAACTAAACATACATTTTCAATAAATTGAGGAGAAACAAGCTCTTCATCACGTATAGCTTCAGCTAACTCTAACTCATTCATACCCTTCATCTTACGCAAGGCAATACGACAACCAGAATGTAGAGCTAAGGTTTCTGCATAATCTGGGTGGACCCAAACAAAGGCATCATGCTCATGGTTAAGTTTTGGTACGAATTCATCAGGGCATATGTGAAGATAAGTTGTAAAGTCAACACCGTCTTTAATCCTTCGACATAATAGTTTTCCTGCATGTCCAGGATTGTAGCCGGTCTCTTCGGTGCATTCTCGGACTGCACAAGTGTCAAGTGACTCACCTTCTTTTTGAGTTCCACCAGGAGTGCACCATCCTAATCCATCTGTACGACGACAGAACAAAACACGACCAGCTTGCGACTTAAACAGAATTCCGGCAGCTACAGTCATCCACCCGGTTCCTTGGGATGGGGCATACTCGGCTGCATATTGTCTTTTGTACGTGGTTTCACGTCTATTGGCTTACGTTGATGCTTACGACTTTCAAAAGCGTCTACACGAGCAGAAAGTGAATCTAGTCCCGAAACTAATTTCTCAACAGGTTCAAAACCACCACCTGAAAATCCCATATGTTGGTTATCGTCACTACGATCTACTCCTGATATTTTACCTGCATTCTTACTAGCATAGAAAACCTGTTCACCTTTTTCAGAGCCATACTGCTTTTTCATAGCAGATCTAATTTTTTCACCTTTTCCAGTAAGAGGCATACCAGTTACCCTCTTATTGCTCGACCCAAACGTCTGACATTTCGCATAAGAGGATGGTTTACTGGATAAGCACGCTTATTTCGCAAATATCGGTAAGCAGAACCTAAAAGTCTTTGTGTTTCTCCTTCCTCTTCTTCTTCCTGCAATTTTTTACCTATATACATGATACCTTTTTCCGGAATTCTCGGATTTTGCTTCAAAAATCGTAAAGCTTTCGCAACTTTAGCTTGTTGAGCCATTCTTTACGTGTTCAATAAGCCGAACAACACTATCCGCACGAGACATCTTTACCTTCGGAATCTCTGGTCGAGGATCTTCTGGTTCCTGACCAGCCTCTTGCATCTTTTCCTTATTTTCATGATCTTTTTCCAGTTGCTTAAGCAATGCTTGATAATCCAGATTCAATGGGCTAGAATACAGGAGCTTATTATTCGTAATAGCATCTGCAAGCCACGCAACTAACCGAGCTTTGTTCTCTGGGTCTAAACTAAACTCCAAAATTTGATATATACTGATCGCAGCCTTCATTTTTGTGTCATCAACTTTGACTTGATCTGAATCAGGTTCACGCAAATACGATGGCCATACTGCCTGGAAACTATTCATCCATTCATAAAATGCTTCTTTATATGATGTGTCAGCATACTTTTCAGGAAATTCTTTCTTCATAGCTTTAAAGAAGGCCGGAGTCCAAGCTCGATGCATGGTTATACGGTCTAGAAACCGGTATACCGGATCCATGGTCTCCCGGAGGCGATCCATATAACGCGCCACCGCCTTCGCATCCTCCGAACCTTCCCCAAACCCCTCTGCGAAAGACTCTTGGGTGAGGAGCTTTACCGGCATATCAACTGCATTCGCGATGTTTTCTAGAATATTTCGCCGTGCAAGGACATGTGGTCCTTCCAAATTCTGCATATTTAATGATTCTATGTCTTCTTCAGGTGTGATATTTATCACATTCCCTGTTTCTGCCTCTTTAACGATAGAACGTTTGAACGACATGGCCCATGCCATGATATTATCAACAAAATTCCCAGGTTGTTTGGTCTTCGCAACAAGAACACCGACCTTAGTTTCAACCAAATCATCAGCAATTAGACTTTTAATATAAGATTTTAATGGAAAAAATGCTCGTTGGTACGCACTACGACCCACAAATCCAAATGCAGAAGTAGTATACCCCAAATAAATCGGTTTCTCATTCGTTACTGTAACAGAACGCGAAGGATGGTAAGCAACTCCACTAACGGCGATCTGCTGGTACTTCATAAAGTCCATAGCATTAGGATTTTGGTTCAAAACTAGACTACCTGCTGTGTTAAGAGGATCAAGAATATTGAAACTAATATTAAGATCAGGCAAATCCCAATAGTTAAATTGTTCACTACTCTTCATTCCATCAACTAATACAGCAATAGAAGAAACACCATATATCCGACTAAGAGTAAGAAGGTTATGAACAAGGAAATCCCCACCCAGAAGTTTCCACTCTTCATTAAAGGCATTAACACAACGTTCACCAGGACTATTCGGTACTTTAAGATCACGTTTCTGTGATAATGCGAGACTAATTGGTCCTTCTACTATGCGTGCACCTAATGGATGGTATAAATAGATTTCCTTACATGTTTGGTAAGAAACCACATCACCAGGAACAATGTCAGGAGCTACCAATAGCTCTTGAAGAGCATTGCCAGGAACAGTATCGATTGTACCTGAAGTAACAGATGTCATTTTATGCGTTTACTGTGACAGAGATACCCACTGGGCAACTCACAACATAGAGACCATTTGCAAATGCTTGCGAACCAGTGAATAATGATCTAGGGAAAGTCGGAGCTGTTGTTCCTGGAGTTAAAGCAAATCCTGGTCTCGGTTCAAACAAAAAGACTAATGCAGATACCGCAGCCGCAAACAGATTACGACCTCCAGGCCCATCTGTAACACGAACCTGAGTATCTTTATCAGTAATCGTCGGTATCGCAGCAGCAGTGATAGAAGTTATTGTCCCAGCTGCCGCCACAAGGGATGTTCCAACTTTGGTGCTATCAACAACGTAAGCGACCATTAGTAACCTTCCCAATTACCCAAGGAGATAGCAACCCCATACGTGAAGGCATCGAGTAGATCATCTGCACGATCTTCAATATCACCAACACGAAATCCTAGAACTTGTCCAAGAAGATGATTTTTGGTTACTTGCTTATACGTAAGGATTCTGTCGTAAGCGGTTTCTAGAATCTTAACCATGCCACGGAATACGTATCCGCTCACATTGATAGCTCTTTCTGACTTACCGAGTTGTGTTAGTTTCTGTGGCATTTCATTTACAACAAAGTTTCTTCGACGTGCTTGCTGTAACAAAATTGAACCACTGGCTTTGTCTTCGATGAAGCACCCTCGGTTACCTAAACGTGCACCACATTTCTTCGCATATTCGTCAAGATTACGATATACCACCGGAATCCAAACTTCTAGCATCGAACCTTCAATCTGCAAATATTCATAATCAATAATCTTCAGCCACTTATCATCACCCAAAGTTTCATAGGCCCAGTAGATAACTCCTGTACCATCATTCTCTTTGCCGGTCTTGACCGCAGTGTCCATCGTGGCAAAGACATACAGGCATCGAGGAGGAAATGGTTCTGGCTTTCCTTCCGTAAGTAGATTGTTTAATGAAAAGAATGCTTCGCCTGACCAGTCAACAAATTCAGCAAGATATTCTTGTGCATAAACAAGTGGATGATTATCATGCTCTAGGCGTGCAAGTTCATCCGCAGGAAGAAAAGGATTATTGTGTGAAGGAGCATGGTATTCAACAAATCCATATTCTTTCAAATTACATATTCGCCAAAATAGATTTTCTTCATTGATCCCATTAGTATTAGAAGCAATGATGGCTGCACCCCTAAAGTCAAGCAATGTGGGACGTATAGCTTTCTCCCAGATCGAAATAGCATTAGGTTTCGTAAAAGCTGCCTCATCTATAATTGCCAAATGATATTTCCGAGAACGACCTGCTTTTTCGTCCTCGAGGGTCCATAGTTCTATACGACCACCTGTGACTGTATGGATAATCCCCATATTGCGTGAAGAAGAAAGAATAGTAGGTTCCAGGGTTTCTTCATTTTCGCTATAGGCTTCAGACGCATAACGATAGTTAGGGACAAACCATCCAACTTGAGCACCCTTCGCAGCAAAATCACAGGCGATTGTTTTTAGAAAAGCAGTTTTCCCCCATCGTCTTCCACAACGCAAGGCTCTAAATCGAGACGGTATATTAAAAGCATCCATCTGCCCAGGATGAAGCCGGGGCAGCGAAATAAGTTTATCTGAACTTGGGACTGGGGCTGGGAATTGTACGGTCATTTAGGAAGGGGAGGGGGGAAGTTGAACGGACGGG